AAATCAAAGATACAGGTAAGAATGTATTGGGTATGAAATGTAGAGCACAGATTGTCAAGAACAGATTAGGCCCACCTTTGAGACACGCAGATTATGATATGTACTTCGATAGAGGTATTGATAATTACGGAGCGTGGTTAACCGTACTTAAAGAACATAAGTTAGTTAAGAGTGGTGGAGCTTGGTATACATTAGTAGACCAAAACGGAGAGGAACATAAATTTCAATCTAAAGATTGGGAAGAGTTAATTACTTCCGATGAAGAATTGAGAGAGTATGTTTATAAAATCATTTGTGATAAGGTTATATTGAAATACAAAGAGAAACTTGGTATTGATGATGTAGAATTCACAGATGAGGTTATTGGTGACTAATCAAAGATACATATCGATACTCGAAGAGATTAAGAAATCTGGCGGTAAAATAGATAGTGGTGAACCAAACGACTCGGTTTTATTGATAGACGGATTAAACACTTTTATTAGAGTGTTTTCCGCGATACCTACTACTAATGAGGATGGTATTCACATTGGTGGAATAGTAGGTTTTTTAAGGTCAATTGGTTACACAATCAATATGGTTAGACCTACACGAACCATTATAGTATTTGATGGTAAAGGTGGGTCTAACCGCCGTAGAAAGATTTTTCCTGAATACAAAGCAGGAAGAAAAATGTCTGTTAGATTGAATCGACATTTAGATGTTTCACTTACAAGAGAAGATGAACATAAGATGATGATTCGTCAATTGAATCGAGTGATAGAATATCTTGAGTGTTTACCACTTACGATGATGAATATGGATAACATTGAAGCCGATGATGTTATTGGTTATTCTGCGAAACATATATTCAAAGATAAATGTACTATTATGTCTACTGATAAAGATTTCTTACAATTAGTAGATGAAAGGATTCAAGTATACTCACCAACGAAAAAGTTAATGTATGATGAAGAACGAATCTTAAATGAATATGGAATCAATGCCAAAAACTTTTTATTATATAGAATGTTAGATGGTGATAAATCAGATGGTATTCCTGGTGTAAAGGGTGTGGGATTAAAAACATTATTAAAAATATTTCCATTTCTTGAATCACCACACAAATATACACTTGATGATTTGATAAAAAGTTCTATACCAAAAGTTAAACAATATAAATTATGTGCTGAAATTATAGATTCAGAAGAACAGATGTTAATGAATAAAAAACTTATGGATTTAGATGATTTAAATATATCAGGTAGTAGTAAATTAAAAATACAAGATATTGTTGAACAACCAATACAACGAATGGTTAAACATAAATTCCAAAGAATGTTTTTAGAAGATAAATTATACACTGCCCTACCTAATCTTGAAAGTTGGTTACATTCAACATTTAATAGATTAAATCAAATGGCGGAGAAAACGCATGGGTAGAAAAAGAAAATACTTCACCGAAAAAGAAAAGAGAGATGCTCAAAGAAAGTGGCAAATGGAACATTATAAAAGAAATGCTGATAAAATAAAAGCGAAAGCCAGACAACGATATAGAGATAAAAAAAGAAGTGAATTTTATGATAAAAAAATTCAAGATTTATACAATCAGGTTGATAATTAATATAGTAAGGTTATGAGTAAAAACGAATCATTAGTACAATACGGAACAAATTTTCAGAGTAAAATTTTGACATCATTATTGGTTGATGTTAAGTATACTAAAACTATTTTGGATATCTTAGAAATAAATTATTTTGATTCAGATAGTAATAAATTCTTAATAAAATCCATCAAGGATTATTTCAAAAAATATAAAACCACACCAACAATGGAAGCATTAAAAGTTATCGTTGATGATGTAGATAATGATGTGTTGAAAACATCTATCGTGGATAGTTTAAGAGGTGCCTGGCAACATAGAGAATCACCAGATTTAGATTTTGTAAAAGAGAAATCTCTTGAGTTCTGTAAGAATCAAGTTGTAAAGAACGCTATTATGGAATCAGTTGAGTTATTAGAGAATCAACAATATGATGATATAAAAAGAATCATTGATGATGCAATGAAGGCAGGTGTTGAAACTGATATAGGACACGAATACATTACAGGTTTGGAAGAAAGATTAACTAAACAATCACGAGAATGTTTACCAACAAAGTGGGATAGTATAAATGAATTAATGGATGGTGGATTGGCAGGTGGAGAACTCGGCGTGATAGTGGCACCAGCTGGTATTGGTAAGAGTTGGACACTTCAAGCTCTTGGAGCTGAAGCAGTTGCCAAAGGAAAGACAGTAGT